TGGTACTGAATGGTTCTGTATTCAACCATACGGAGATTCTTAACACGCTTCTTAATCTCGCCGTATTGTTCATCGTCCACAAGTTCACGCTCGATTTGCGTGCCCTTGGAGTATTTGCGGTGAATGTAGTTGGAGGTGTAACCCTTCTTGATGTCCTCATAGGCAACCTTATTCCCGGTTGCGCTCCATTCTTCCATTAGTCCTAAGTCACCGATACCCTGGTTAGTCTCTTGTGCCTTAGTGGAATTCTCCACGTTATACATCAGACCAAGGTAATCCTTTTCCTTCTTACCAGCAAGGTCGAATATTTTTCTTAAACCCGGTTCGAGTTGCTCCGCCCAATTTTCAGAAATCATTGGCATGTGTTTTCCTCCTCAAAACAAAAAGACCCAGGCAAACCGCCCAAGTCTTTTGTTGTTTAATTTTTAATTTAATTGGTTAATGCTTACTTATAGAGATGCTTGCGAATCATAACGTCCATAGTTAACTTAGCAGGATCAACGGACAAAACAACCAACGGACCTGCTTCACTAGCAATAGTGGCGTTAGCATCAATGGTGTTTTCGTCCTTCAAGTCAACGCCAATACTGCCCTTATTGATTACATCGCCGGATCCGCCTGCACCAAGCAGAATATACTTACTTGCAGTAGTCGGAGCGGTCGGGAACGGTTCTTCAACGGTCAGAGTATCACTTGAACCTGTGTAGTCTTTGACGGTTCTAATACTGCCTGCCGCAGGACCTTCGTAAATATAGAGCAGCGCACCATTCCAGTAATCATCAGTGGAGGTGCTAAGTGCAGTATCTACCAGAGTAGTAGTTGTACCGCCGGTTGCAGTGCTGTCAACATGGTCAGCAAAAGAGCAACGAAATACAGTATATGGGTTGTCATGCACCCGACCATAAGTTGTTGCGGCAGCAGGGTTATCAGCAGCGGCGATAGTCTCTGCCATAACGCCAAGTACATTAGTAGCGTTTGCTGCCGCTTTAGCAACCTTCCCTGTGGTCAATACCACCATGTCGCCCTCAGAAAAGGCAACCCCCGGAGTTAATTCGTATTTAACGGCGTTATCAACAATGCCGTTAAGTTTATTGTTCACATACTCGAACCCATTAGTGGTTCTTGCAGTTAATGCCATCGTTATCTACCTCTTTTCTTTTTCATTTTCTGTTGCTCTGATACGGCAGATACCATGTCTTTTCTCGACAAACCAGTACCGGCGGCAAATTTCTCCTGAAACGGGGTTAAAACAACCTGCTCGGTTTTACTGCCCGGCAGGTTGGCACCTTCAATATTTAGTTTTTTGCGACCATTGACGTTGGCAAGTGTCTTTTGCTCGGCAGTAGTCTTGACCTTTTTGAGCAGTTCACCGGATACGAATTTATCGCCAATTATTTGTTTCATGGCAGTTTCATAGTCTAAGGCAGCACCGTTTTGACTAAAAGCATCAATCTCGGCGGCGTACATATTTGCATAAGGTACAAGTTGAGGATTACCGCTTAATACTGCCTGTTTCTGCCTGTCGTAACCAGTTGACTTGCCTGTAACTTCAACCTGCTGCGCTAATTGTGCGTTCTGCTGTTCAAGTCTGGCAATTCGCTGTTCGCGCTTAACTTCTTTAACAGCAAGTTTCTTTGCCTCTGCTTCATCGAAACCAAGATTAACGAAATACTTTTCCTGGTCTGTCTGCATTTCCGACCAGTAAGTTTTCGCCTCTGCTTCTGCCTGCGCTTGACGTTTCTCTGCCTGCTTATCAGCATCAAGTTTCGCTCTCTCACGGGCAAGTCTGTCTGCTAAAACTCGGTCAATCTCTGCCTGCAATTCTGCTTTGGTATACATTTTCTCAGCAGGTTTTTCGGGTTTAACATCCGGTTCTTTTTTATTGGCATCAGGTTTTACATCTTCCTCGCCTGTGTCGTCACCTTCGGCATCGTCCTCGACTGAATCATCGTCAGTCAACAACTCTGAGAAATCAACATCATTATCGCTATCTACTACATTAGGATCGTCTGCCTCGGTATCATCAGTAAAACCGCCACCACCGCTAACGCCATCGTCACCAACTAAAAATGAATGATTGAATCTGCCTAAAAATTTATCTTCTGCCGCTTTAATTCCCAATAAGTCTCTAAACATGATATACCTCCCGTTTTAAGACCGTCGTCTATAATATCCTTGCACAGTTTTAAGTCATGTGCATGTTATGGACTTTGCCATGCGGTTTTTATAGCGTCTACAGCACGTTTCAGACAGTTTGTTACTGTGGTGCTTGCTGTTCTTCCATCATGCGCATAATCTCTTCATCCTGCATTTGAGGCGGTAGATGTGATAAATAGTCCTGCATCTCAGGAGGAAGTGAATTAACAAACTCCATCACCGGGTCAACTTCCGGTTCTTCCTGCGGTTGGTTAGGATTAGCATTGTTTTTATTTTTCATTGCCTCCTGCTCCATTGCCGCTTGTTGTTGCTCTGCCTTCATTTGGTTCATCCTCTCCATAATTTCAGGGATTGGAGGGAATTTACCGTATTCCATGACATAGAAGAAAGTCTCAGGGTCAATGACACTAGCAACCAACAGTTCTTTTGCAATTTCCATATGATACATACGGTCACTCGGTATTACCGAAGAAACCTTACAGTAGCAGTCGAAGTCAGGGAAGTATTCTTCAATGTTATTTTCGATATATTCCGGCGGCAATGTTCTACCGTCCGGCATTATCATTTCACCTGTACCAAGTTTAGCGACCTGATTTAGCGGAATAGTAGTACCGCTTTCATTGTCATAAACCTTCTTCATATCTCCGGCATCAAAGGTATCGTATTTGTAACCGTCTTTACCTTCGTCGCTCTTACCCATAATCCGGTAGGTTCTTTGCTCGGTGTAAAACTGACCAATTAAGCGGTTAGTGAATTGACCTGCATCCTCATATGAGGAATTTATTGCCTGCTCTGCTGTTCTCAATCTTATTTTGGCCTGAGAAACCAACTCGGCAATTGCCTTAAAGGCGGTTACGCTACCGGGAGTACGTCCTTGACTTACATCAAAGCGACCAATCATGCCCTCCATGCTACTCTGTAACCGTCCCATTTCAGCAATTAGACTGCCGGGGATAGGTTGTCCATGCTCCCTTTTTACGCCGCTAACATCAGCAACAGGGAACCACATGCCGGGAGCAGTACCTCTTTCCTCAATTAACCGTCTTTGTTTAGGTGTTAATGCCCTTTCATCATACCAAGTCTGACCAATGGCACCATGAATATGACCTTCAAGTATAATCTCAGCAGTTTTATTCCTAACAATCTGCGGATTTTTAAGATAGAAAGCATCACCAAATCCCCATATACTATTTTCCCTGGGGTATCTCTGCCGCACAAAAAACGGGAATATCGGAGTCTCGCCGGGTTCAAAGTACATATAGTTGTTGTGCTTAAGGTAAACTCCTTGATGTTCTCCTGCCCATAGAATGACGTGTAACCCTATTCCCCTGTCCTTTTCGCCTGTATACATAACCATAGGTCTACCTATATACCAAGTCTCAACAACGGGAACCTGTTCTTGATTATAGGAGCGACTAAATCCCTCGGTATCAAGTTGCTCAGTATCTAGTAGATCATCATCATGTAACCCCTGCTCTTGAACCAATGCGGCACGATCAGGAAATGTTTCCTTGATGTACTCCATCGTTTTCCAAACTGGTTTATGGCAACGATTACCCTCGTTAATATCCTCCCTGCATCTAGCATCAGGGACTAAGCATAACGGGTGCAATGCTTTCCAGCGAACATCACCTTCCCAACGATTCGGGCCTTTACCGCCTCGCCAATTGCTGTCCCAGTAAACATGCCAAATACCTGTACCGTAAAGAAAAAACCACCGAAGAAACTTTATTCTCTCGGAGGTTAGTTTGTTTTTATAGAAGATATATTTTTTAAGGTTACTCATGGTATTAGACTTTTCTTCGTCGCCCGGTTCAACGCCGTAGTCAATCAACTCAATCTCGTTGGCAAACTCGGCAACAGTACCTTCGATAAGAGAAAAAGTAATATTCTCAACACTGTTCGGTCTATTTTGTTGCTGCGCTTCGGTTCTTAATGGATTACCATTCGGGCCAAGCAGATCCCAATGTTTAGAGGTGTATAGTTTATACATTTCTCGCATTTCATCGACATAGAACTGCCTTGCCGCTTTATCATCGTCATACCATAGCATGCAGGTTCTTACCGCTTTTTCTTCTTCGGGTGAGTTACCTCTTATTGATGTTTCCATATTTCACCACCTTTTAGGCATAAAAAATAGGGATAGAGCATAAGACAATGCGGTTAAGCACTCTCTTACACCCTATCCCTATCGTTCTCGATTCGAGATAATTATTTAGTTAATCTAACTTAATATCTTCC